CTACCTCGCCTCTAGCGGGTATATAAGCGTACTCTTCAGGGGCATACTCTGCCATGATTGCTTTGAGTAGTTTAAACTCTTGCTTCATCGCGTAATGTACGCGTGCTTGCACCGCAGCCATAGGTTTTAGTGTGCGCTCTAGTAAGGCTAGTGTAGTACCCACAGGAGCGTTAGCAGACATGTCAGAGATGTCCATATCGCTTATAGCACCTAGTCGTCGTCCTTCAGTAGTAATCTGATTGAGAAGCGCTAGGAGCGTCTGTGAAGGCTCTTTGTAAGGTAGCGGCATGATGTTGTCACGGATTGACCCTGACGGCACGTCTACGTCCTTAAATTCACCCGGCTCGATAGGTGTATCATCTCCCTTGATACGCAATCCACGGGACTTTAACCCTCCCGGGAGGTTGGAGAGCGTACCCGCGTCTACGAGTTGACGTATCAAGGAAGTACCGGCACGGGCGTACCCACCGATAATATGTATCAGGCCAAGGCCATAAAACCCAAATCCCGGTACATAGTTGTAGTGGACGAAGTGCTGGCGCTTGAGTGTGAGAGGGTCACCCTCCTCGTAGTTTCTACGGACCGCCAGCACTTCTCCACTTCCACGCTCAATCGTGACGACATATGGTCGAGCAATCCCATCCTCGTCATCAATACCTTCTATAAGGAGGTCGGCGTGTATTTCGTAGATAGCGTAGCGGTCATCATCAGTGAGCGAATAGCCCCCTTCTTCCGCTTTCTTCTCTTCGATGTCTGTGTGGTAAGGCTCTGGCTCCCCAAGGTCTATGTCTCTATAGAACTCTGCGGCCTGTAGCTTCTTCAATTCATTCTTAGTTTTACGCATTACGTGTGTTACACGCTCTGCAGACTCAATATTCGACGCGCCGTAAGGCACAATCACGTCTTCTGCTGAGATATAAATAGCAGCTTGACGCCCTAAATTAGGGTCAAAATACACCTTTTTAAACGCAGAACCTGCTAAACCAAGGCTATACAGCATACGTTCATGTTCTGGTCGGTACTCAACCATGTTTTCAGTCAATTCGTAGTTCATATCGGCCATAACACGGGCAGCCGCTTCGTCTTTTTCCTTGGATTCTACCCCAAGTATCTTAGTTTTTACTGGTCCAGCCGCTGGCATGGTCTCACTCACGGTCTCAGCTTGGAACCTTATAGCTGCTTCAGCTAAAACAGTAGAGTTTACGCCACATGCACCCTCCCAAGGCTCGGTACGTTCCTCATATTTGAAGCCCAACACGTCTAAACCTTTAACGAACGTATCTGCCCAGTCCTTACGACCCTCAATATCGGCCTTTACTTGCCCAACAAGCTCACCTGACAGCTCATCAAGGGCATCTTCACTCATAGATTCAGCTAAATTACCACCAAACTCAGTGAAATCACCCTCCATCCCGGGCATTATGGTTATCTCCATGCTCCCATCGGACAGAGTTACTGACTCTGGATCAACAATCTCAATCTCCATTTCAGGGATTTCCATCTCTTCCATGCCCTCGAGGTCACCTTCTAAGTCTTTTAGCCCCAGTGGAGCAGCGTATAGTCCTTTTTCAATAGCCATTGCTAATCCTTTTAATAATATCCGCCTCGGCGTCGTTTAAAGAACCGTTCTTCTTCTGGTTCGTCACTAGGTAATCTGATAAATCCGCCCTGCCTAAACCGCATCAGAGCCATAACTGTAGAGTCCACGAGGTCATCATTACTCATAAATGGAAATCCTGCAATCTCTTCGACCACTTCTTCAGCCCACCGTGTCTCTGGCACCCAGCAAATCCCAGATGCTACTATGTCTGCAACGGAATTAAGTCTAGCTAACTTATCTCCTGACCCCCTATGTGGCGTGTACTCCGATACTGGCAAACCCATACGCCGCATCTCTTGATACAAGGCTACACCAGAACTTTTCTTCTCCACAATAAACGAATCAGGTTCCCAGTCGTGGTACTCTTCCATCGCAAGTTGTTTAAGTTCTGGGAACTCTATACGACGTTTTATACTATTTAACAATATAATATTGTAAGCTTCGGTCTCTTCGTTCAAGAAAACACCCCATGTAGTAAGTGCTGTGAAGTCTGCACGGTTATGTTTCTCGGCTGCCGCATCAAGCGACATGATAACATATTCACACGGAGGTGGTGAGTCGGGTATCCACTTGTTCCACCACTCCCGCTTGACCATAGCGGCCTCTTCGGTAGTGGGTTTCTGTTGATATTGGGAGTTCCATTGGAACACAGGCATTGATGCTTTGGTACGCAGTAAGGCTTCTAGGTCAAAGAACTCAGGCCATAGCGGTTTCTGTACAGTCTTTTTAGTTTTCTTATCTTCTATATCTAGTATTGCAGGGAACTCGACCACATTATACTGGTCAGCTCGCTCATTTTTGCCCATATCACGCACCACTCGACCAGTTAGATCGTCTAAATGCCAACGTGTCTGTATAATTGCAACACGACCCCCGGGCATCAAACGTGTACGCGCACCGAATGTAAACCACTCATAGGCTTTCTCAAATACACCAAAGTTCCCGTTAATTACATCTTGCTCAGAATGTGGATCGTCCACAAGCAGTAAGTCAGCGCCACGCCCAGCCAGAGCAGAACCAATACCACACGCATAATATTCTCCCCCGACATTTGTATTCCACCTTCCTGCTGATTTACTATCTTGTGCTAATTTTACTGTAGGGAATATAGATCGGTACGCTTCCATAGCTATTAAGTTACGAACTTTACGTCCAAAATCCACCGCTAGGTCTGTCGTGTGTGAGACCATCATAACTTTCTTATCTGGGTTCCTACCTAAGAACCATGCTGGAAAGAAGATAGACACAAGCTGTGACTTACCATGTCGTGGTGGAATGTTGACACATATACGGTCTTCATCCCCAGATTCAATCGCCATAAGCATGTCTGCAAGGATTCTGTGGTGCTTTCCCACTATGAACTCCGGCATCATTAGCTTACAAAACTCTATTAGGTCATCATATGCACCCTTATTAACGGCTCTGACGCTGAGTTCATCGACCATACGGTCAATCTCAGCAACTTCTTCCTCACTAAACGAGTCTAAGTTGGCCAACATGACCTCAATCTCAGCTTCATCAAAGGCAAGAACGTCAGTCGTCATCATCAAACCCAAATTCTTCGTTAATATCTATATCGTTCGGGGTCAAAACCACTGCATCTTCTACTTCAGGCTCTGGATTTACCAGTTTTGCAAGCTTGCTACGTAGTTTTTCTTTAATATCATCAGTGGTTTGGTGTGTAATCGTCACTTCGGACTTCTCTGTGAACAATCCCACGTCTGAAATCTTACCTAGAAGCTCTAATGCACGCATTCGTACACGAGGATCAGGGTTTTCAGTCTCCATGACGAGCTTGTTGGTCACTAAATTACGTAATTGCTTCGAAGATTCTACCACAGAGTGGTTAAATTCATCAATTATAGCACCTGTCATCTTAATAGAAGGGGGTGTTAGCTTTGCTGCACGCTTGTGTGTCACTTTTCGGGACGTTTTGTCGGGTTCTTGTGCAAATGCGGTAGCCAAAACAGCGGCGACTTCCTTATCTCCCTCATCAGGAGTGGTGTCTAGCCCATGTTTCTCTAATTCTTCGACAGTTTTAGCCATCGCAACTGCACGATCTGGCAGATGTAACTGCTTTACTTCATCTTCTAAGGGTACACCCATCTCTGGGGTAAGATTCATTGTCATAACACATCGCAGGTTGTTAACCGGTAACGTAATAATAGGATACAAAAAATTTTTTATCAAGGGTTTTCAAAAAGGGGTGGGGGGTTTTCAAAAAATACAACTTTATTCATCCAGATTAGTAATAATAGGTACATAGGAGTCCCGTTAACAGACAGCGGTGGGGTGGGGTAGGGTATGCCTTCGATATAACGTTTTTCGGGCAACTGCCCGAATGGTATTTAATGCTGTTTTGTTTGTTTTTATGGGTATACCTGTTGAATGGTGTAACATCTTATGACATAAATAACTTATCGGGACAGCAAGACATTGGGTCAAGCGCCGTAGTTCTTGAAAGGAACATATTATGTCAAAGACTACTAAAACAACAGTAACCACATTAGAAAAGCTTGGTGCAGGTGCAGAGACTATTGGAGCATTTGAAGCAGGCGCGTTGGTTAAGATAGGCGAAGCGGCAAAAGGTGCAGATGATGTTATCAACCCGCTAATTCAAACTATGTATACTAATGGTGTACGCGCTAAAGATTGGATGGCAAAGGCGGGTTTACCTGCAGGTTCTAAAATACCTGCCGCGCATACTAAAGCTTACAAAGAACGCCTTGCTTTCTTTGGCCAAGGTGTTTGGAGCGTAGCAGATAAGGTGGCACTTAAACAACCTGCACCAAAAATAGGCGACTTTAAAACAAAAGGCGATTTTCTAGCGGCAAAAGCAGAACGCAAAGCATTACAAGATAAACCATCAACCAAGATGAAAAACCTTGCAAAACGTTTTGTTACAATAGCCAAGAATGACCCCGATAATAAAGAGGTCAATGGTGCTAATGCCAAAGCGACGGCGATTGAAACACTAGGAAAGAAAA